ATGCCTTCACGGTACGAACCAAAGGATCACATTCAGCGACTGGAGGTTGCGCCTCGTGCCGAGGGCATCCTGGACCAGCGTGAGATCACGATCCAGTCGTACCAGACGACGGTGCCGTTCGACCGCGATGCATTGGATGCTGCGTTGGAGAACGCATGGCTCACGCCGCAGATCCGGTTGGGCGTGTTCTCTCGCGTTCCTCATGATGGGACGGGTGCCCTGAATGTCGTGCTTGGTCTCCAGGACGACTTGTCGGTGCGGGCCTATGACTATGACGCTCGCCGGCCGTTGTGGTACTCGTGGCAAAATGCCATCGTCGATAACGTGAACATTCATTACTCCAGTGATGACGAGGGGTATCTTCGCTTCACGGCGGTGGGCGGCGGACGCCGCATCACAGACGACCGACTGCACGAATTCAACTCTGCGTTCCTTGGAATCCCGAAAGACGCGGTAAGCAAGCTGCATTTCGATCTCGCGAAGCTCCGTGAACTCTGCTTTAGCCGGTTCATTGATCGGCTCTACATGATCCGGTTCTCGCACCCCTCGGGGGAGGAGTATCGGAGTATTGACCATGCACTGTTCCAAAGCCGGCAGTACATTGATCCGGAGACGCAGCGCCTCCAAGAGGTGCGTGCCGATGAGACTGGCGCCATCGAGTCGTTTGATTCCGATGTTGAAGTCCGGTCGGATGATCTTGCCTCACCGATCCAAGTCCGCTTCTTCATCCGTGGTCTCAGCGGCTCCCTGCGACTCCGCTTTCCCAAGACCCAATTCAGGACTGAAATCAAGGCACCTGAGGACCAAGCGCGCGTCTTCTACCGCATTGTCGGTATCGCGGAAAAGCTGATTCTGGACGCCGACTACTACACGAAACAACGGTACTCGCTCGAAGACCTCGAGACAGACCTCGTATTGATCCCCGACTTGGTGGACCTCACGCTATTTCGGAAGGTGATGACGAGCGAAGAGTCTCGGAGTGCATTCCTGTCTGTCATCAATCTGGGCGCGCCGTGGCAGGAGTGGAAGCCGCACCTTCGCGCTCTCGACGAGTTGCTTCCGTTAGAACACATCGCGGACCATTTCGCCGAACTCACCAGTGAGTTGGTGAGGCGTGATCCTCTCATGACTGCGCGGCTGCTGTCAGAATGTCAGGCCGACACGAAGATCAAGAGGATGGACACCATCATTGCCAACGTGGTGGCGAGCGAATTCCACGCGATCCCCGCAGCAGTAAGAGCGCAGGTGGAGGAAACACTTCTGTCGTGGGCGATTGAGCGGGAGCAGGAGTCGTGGGATGTCGGTCCAGACTCCGGCGAGGTCATGGTCCTCCATCTCCGGTGGCCAACGGCCGATTTGGCGCTCGATGTTCTCCCAGCCGTGCTCTGGAAACTCGTCGGTGTACTGCACGCACGCCTCCTTGCTTCCAATGGCGACACAGGATCATTATTGAGGCGGTTCAATTGGTGCATGTGTGCCGCAAGAGATTTGCCGCCGAACCATTCCAAGCTATCGCCTGCGTTCAGGCTTGTAGCGGAGAGCCGTGTGCCCTCTTCCGTTGCAGAAGGTGCAAAGGTGATCAAGGAACGAGTCAACGACCTACAGGCCCTTGATGACGCCATCATGGACCAGTTCGGCCTCCCTCTCTGGCCTTGCCTGACGGCGTCACGCGAGAACGGGAAAGTGACGTTGCAGAACTCCGGCATCGGCGTGGCGATCGCTATGTTGGCAACGCCATCGGGAACTCTGTTCAGCGACAAGGAAGCCACGGCCGAGGTCGATCTGTGTCCCGAGGAGTCCATGGAGTTGGACGTATCCGGTTCACCAGCGTCATTGGATGTCCGGTTCACGAAATATGGCGAGGAGCGTCGGATCCAGGTACCGATCACGAACCTGAAACGGGCCGCGGCCACTGCGACAAATGGCACTCCGACGCAGCCCGGCAGTGTGTCTTTCGACTTGGCCAAACAGGTGGAGCTTTGGAGGGCGACCGAACGAGTTCTGGGCGAGGGCGGGTCACCTGACAGGGGGACGATTTCCAAAGCCGTGCGTGCTGGTCAGTTGGAATCCAATGGACAGTCGGGGCGCGCATGCCGGGTGAAGGTCGATAGCTTCAAGACGTGGATCACCAAGATCAAAGGGCTGGCAACCGACGAGGTGACCCAGATCACGGATGCCGTCATGAACGAGATTCGCAGCCGACAGCAGTAGCGCAACATCGACGTTTGAAGTTGCGCACAGAGTAAACCTGAAAGTTTTTCGCCTGTCTGCATTGCCCAAGCGGCGGGAGCCATCGGTTCCTCGCCGCTTTCTTGTTGCGCCTTTGTTGCGAGCAAAATCCACCTGTTTGAATGCCCCCATCGCAGTTGCTCGGGCCCGCATGGTGTCGGCCTCAAACAACTGGCAGAAATGGGCGTGCGATGGTCGTAAATGTAATGATGGCAAGTCTTCCTCCTTCGCGGCGCAAGCTCCTCACCGAGATGCAACGGATCAACTTTGGCTGCATCGAGGATCTCCCGGTGCGGCAGGGCGAGCCAGTGATGGACCCGATGCCTCGGGTCATCCACCAAATCAAATTCCAGGGCGAGAACGGGCCGCGACCCGAGTCGGGCAAAGCCGACTTCGCGCTCAAGGCGCAGGTGATCGAACTCTTCGCCCACCTGGAGTCGATGGGCGATTGCGTGATCCGCTCCCTTGAGATTCAACGCGGTCTTCCGTTTCGGATGACCGTCGAGGAGGTGAGCGCCTGAGCACTGGGGCTGGGCTCCCCGCATGTGACTCAAACAAACTGATTACCTGACAACAAACCGGCCACGAAGTGGAGGCGTTGTGGGTGCCGCAGATGCGGCAATCCTGCAACGCCTCCACTGCGTGCGCGATCGCTGCATCGACTGGTTCCCACACGACGCCTCCCGGCCAACAGGAGGTCCAAATGGACACCAATCGAAAGCACGAAGAACTTACCGAGTACGCATTTGAAGTCGTTCACCACAAAGCTCGGCAGTTGGTCGGCAAAGCCGGCTACACGAATGACGATGTCGCCGACATCGAACAGGATCTGATCACGGACCTGCTCGAGCGTCTGCCGAAGTTCGATCCAAGCAAAGCGACCCACAACACGTTCGTCGCCCGCCTGGTTGAGCGGAAGATCAGCAAGCTGCTTCGCGATCGCCTGGCAAAGATGCGTGACTGTCGCCGTGAGGACTGCTCGCTCAACGAAGAGATCAACACTGGCGATCAAGAGACGCCCGCGCAGCGCGTCGCCACGATCAGCCAAGATGATCACGATCTGCGCACCGGCAAACACCTGCGACCGGCCGAGGAGCGTGCCGATCTGCATCGCGACATCAACACGGTGCTGGCCGAGTTGCCGCCGGAGTTGAGTGAGGCTGCCGAGTTGTTGGCTGTCATGCCCATCGCGGAAGTCGCCCGCAAACTCGAAGTGCCGCGCGCCACGTTCTATGACAACTACCTCGCAAAGATCCGCGCGGTGTTCGAGGACAAGGGGCTCAACGGCTACCTGGCGTGATCCTCTCTCCGACAGTCTGTCCCAGCGCCGGGTAAGTAACCAGAGACGGCCTGGGCAGGCTGCTTCGGTGACTTGAAAGCGAGACAACGCAATGGACCTGGCGATCGACCTGAACATCCTCGAAGTTGAACCCGCTGAGGAGTACCACGCCAAAGCGAGTCGATTCCTATCGAGCCATCAACTCCTGGACTTCATCAAATGCCCCTGGCTTCACCGCAAGAAGTCACTCGGTCTCATCGCGGACAGGGAATCACCGGCATATCTCGTCGGCCGGGCGGCTCATGTTCGCATCCTCGAAGGCCGTGATGTGTACGAAGCGGCCTTCGCGATGGGCGGGCCGATCAACGCCAAGACCAACAAGCCCTTCGGGACAAACACTAAGGCGTTTGTCGAGTGGGCCAAGGCCCAGGGCAAGCCGGTGCTTTCGCACGATCAGGTGCAGCTCATCGAGCAGATTGCATCGGGCGTGGCCGTAAACACTGAGGCCGCTGACCTTCTGCTGCATGGCCGGGCTGAAGGTGTTGTGCGCGACAACTATTGCGGGACGCCATGTCAGATTCGAATCGATTGGGTGCATCCGCACCGTGGGATTGTGGACTTCAAGACCTGTGACGACCTGACTTGGTTCGAGTCGGACGCTCGCCGGTACGGCTATCACCGGCAACTGGCGTTCTACCGGGCCGTCCTGGCGCAGTCTTGCGGTGACCAGCCAGTCCCCGTCCACCTTGTTGCTGTCGAGAAGCGTGAACCATTCCGTTGCGGCGTGTGGCGCATCAGCGACGACACGTTGGCCATCGCCGAGCGCGAGAACGCCGCTGCGATTCGTCGATGGCTGGAGTGCCACCAGCGCGATCATTGGCCCACCGGATACGAGGAGGTTCGCGTCCTTGATGTGGCCTGAACATTCAGCGCCCGAACGGCTTGTGGTGAGTCCACGCGACGACCACCCCGTCGGGCGCACTTCGGCAGGGCCGGGCGACTGGGGCCTCATAAGCCTCGGCTGGTGGGTTCGACTCCCACACCTGCCATTGGACATCGGTCCTGCGAAATACACATGAACTTCCCGATCACAAAGGAACAACGATGTCATTACTGAAACAAATTCGCAGTGGCCGTCGCCACACACCACCGAGACTGCTGATCTACGGAACCGAGGGGATCGGCAAGTCCACGATCGCATCCCAGGCACCGAACCCGATCTTCGTTCAGACCGAAGATGGCCTGGACCAGATCGACTGCGCGTCGTTCCCACTGGCGACGAGTTTCAGCGATGTCATCAAGACGTTGACGGCGCTTTATTCGGAGGAACACGAGTTCCAGACGGTGGTCATCGACTCTCTCGACTGGCTCGAGCGACTCGCCTGGGATGACGTGTGCCGCGAGTACGGCGTGAAATCGATCGAGAAGGCGGACGGCGGATATGCCAAGGGCTACACGCACGCCCTGACCCAGTGGCGTGAAGTCCTCGATGGACTCGATGCGCTGCGCAACGACCGGGGCATGGCTGTCGTGCTCCTGGCGCATGCCAAGGTTGAGAAGTTCGATGACCCGGAGTCGGTCGCGTATGACCGGTACTCGCCGCGTCTGCACAAACACGCCTCGGCACTGATCACTGAATGGTGCGATGCCGTCCTGTTTGCCACGCGGAAGTTCCGCACCGAGAGCGAAGACGCGGGTTTCAACCGCACGCGTTCCATCGCCGTCGCGCTCGGTCAGGATGGCGGCGAGCGCATTCTGCGTTGCGTCGGATGTCCTTCATGCACCGCGAAGAACCGCTACGGCCTTCCGGCCGAGCTGCCTCTCACATGGCCTTCGCTCATGGCCGCAATGACTGACACGCCCTCGACACGGCCGACCTCCCCCACACCCAGCACCACGAATGAAGGAGACTCCACGGATGGCTGATCTGAATGGTTTTGACGCACGGACTGTAGACCCCTCGACCACTTTCGACGCGATCCCCGCGGGCAAGTACATCGCCGCGATCACCGAGTCGGAGACCAAGCCGACCAAGAGCGGCAACGGCAGCTACCTGCAACTGGCATTCACAATCCTCGATGGCGAGTACAAGAATCGCATCCTCTGGGCTCGGCTGAATCTGCAGAACCCGAATCAGACGGCGGTGCAGATTGCCCGCTCCGAGTTGTCGGCGATCTGCCACGCGGTGGGTGTGATGGCACCGAACGACAGCGTGGAACTGCACAATCTCCCGGTCCAGATCACGGTCAAAGTGAAGAAGCGCGAGGACACGGGCGATCTGGTCAACGAGATCAAGGGATACGCGACAAAGGAAGCATCACAAGGCCAACCTCAGCAGGCACAGAACAGCACCCCACCGTGGAGACGGTGACGCATGAGCGATTCTGAGTCTTCGGCCCCGAGCCGAGAAGGAAGAGATGCGGCACGCGTGCGGCAGTCGGCGCGTCCGAGCGGTGACGAACACGCGCCTCGCGCGCACAGGCCTCCGGCTGAATCCCCAACCGGGCCAATGTCAATGAACCGTCCCCGCGACCCCGAGCGGATCAACACCGGCAACTGCGCCGATGCCCCGGGGGCCTGTGCCGCGCTCATCCTTCACCTCCCCTGGCCACCGAGTGTCAATCATTACTGGCGGTCGATTCCGCTAAGAGGAAGCGGGCACGGTTTCCGGGCCGGTCGCGGGTGCCGGGTTGTGATCAGCCGCGAAGGCAGAGCGTATCGCAAGAATGTGTGCGCCCTCCTTCGTGATCAAAGCTCCAGTCCGCCGGATGGTCGGCTGCATGTACGGGTTGTCCTCCAGCCTCCCACGCGCCGCGCGATCGACATCGACAACCGCATGAAGGCGTTGCTCGATTCGTTGGAGCACGCGCGCATCTACCACGATGACGGCCAGATCGATCGGCTCGAGATTGAGCGCGGCGAGGTCATCAAGGGAGGAAGGGCCATCGTGGAGATCGTGGAGTTGCCCTCCTGATGGCGATGCAACTCCGTCCGTACCAGTCCGAAGCGGTGGAATCGGTCTACCAGCATCTCCGGGATCACGATGACAACCCGTGCATCGTCATCCCTACCGCTGGTGGTAAGACACCGGTCATGGCCACGATCTGCCGAGATGCAGTCAATGTGTGGAATGGGCGCGTCCTCATCCTGGCACACGTCAAGGAGTTGCTCGAACAGGCAGTGGACAAGCTCCAGGCGATCGCGCCCGATCTTGATGTCGGCGTCTACTCGGCGGGATTGAAGCGCCGCGACACCGACCCCCAGGTGATCGTCGCCGGCATCCAGTCGGTGTATCGCCGCGCCTGCGACTTCGAGCCGTTCGATCTCATCATCGTTGACGAGGCACACCTCATTCCGCCGGAAGGCGATGGGATGTACCGGAAGTTCCTGGCTGACGCGGCCGTGGTGAATCCGCGCGTTCGCGTCATTGGCCTGACCGCGACGCCATTCCGGATGGCAACCGGCATCATCTGCCGCGAGGATCACTTCCTCAATCGGGTCTGTTACGAGATCGGGGTCAAGGAACTCATCGTGCAGGGCTTTCTCTCTCCGCTGCGCACCAAGGCGGGGCAGAGCAGAGCGGACACCACGAACTTGCATGTTCGGGGTGGTGAGTACATCGCAGGTGAAGTCGAAGACCTGATGGACGAAGACGCGCTGGTCGATGCCGCATGCGCCGAGATTGTCGAACAGACGCGCGATCGCACCGCGGTGCTGATCTTCGCCTCCGGAGTCACTCACGGTCGGCACATCGTTCGGGTACTCGAGGATCGACATGGGTGCGATTGTGGATTCGTCTGTGGCGAGACACCCGTTGCTGAACGCGACGACCTGCTCGCTCGCTTCAAGCGCGGCGGCCTGAATTACCTCTGCAACGTCAATGTGCTCACGACCGGGTTCGATGCGCCAAATATCGACTGTGTGGCGATGCTCCGGCCCACGCTTTCACCCGGCCTCTATTACCAGATGGTTGGTCGTGGGTTTCGGTTGCATCCGGGCAAGGCCGACTGCCTTGTGCTCGACTTCGGCGGCAATGTCGTCCGGCACGGTCCGGTCGATGACCTTCGCGTCGAGGAACCGGGACAGGGCGACGGTGATGCACCGGCCAAGGAATGCCCGGAATGCCAAGCGATCATTCATGCGGCCTACGCCAGGTGTCCAGAGTGTGGCTACGAGTTCCCACCGCCGCAGCGCGAGCAACATGATGACCGCGCGAGCACCGCAGGCGTGCTCACCGGGCAAACCGAAGACACGATCCATCGCGTCAGCGATGTCTACTACAGCGTCCACACCAAGCGCGGCGCGGACCCGGCTCATCCCCGCTCCATGCGCGTCGAATACCGCATCGGACTGAGCGAGCACGTATCGGAATGGATCTGCTTCGAGCACACCGGATACGCGCGAACCAAGGCCGAACAGTGGTGGCGGAAGAGGAGCCGCGAGCCGGTGCCGGAGAACACCGACGAGGCTGTGGACATCTGCGAGCGTGGCAGCATCTGCGAGACATCATCGATCACGGTGCGCCGCAGCGCCGGTGAACAGTACGACCGCATCGTGAACTATGAACTCGAGTCGATCCCGCCGCGGCTGGATGGCTCTGATGAACGGGACGGTGATGACTTACCCGAGTACGTCTTCGCCGATGATGAGGTGCCGTTTTGATTGGTTGCCACAGCGCCCTTCATCACGCTGCCACGGACTACCTCGCCGCCGGTCTCTGCGTGCTGCCAGCGCGCCGGGCCGAAAAGCGTCCCGCCGTGGGTCGGTGGAAGCAGTATCAAAAGCAACGGCCTACGGAGGCCGAAGTGTCGGCATGGTTCGCCAACGGCCACGACGCCGTCTGCATTCTCTGCGGCCAGGCATCGAACAACTTGGAGATCATCGACTTCGATGTCGGTGGCGAGCTGTTCGCTGCATGGTGGGATTGCATTCCTGCGGAGCTGCGTGACCGGCTTGCAATCGCATCCACCCAGTCCGGTGGCCGGCATGCGATCTACCGCTGTGAGGTGTCGGTGTCTGGCAACCTGAAGCTGGCTCAGCGCCGCGACGGCAAGAAGGTCGTCACCTTCATCGAGACACGCGGTGAAGGAGGCCTGTTCCTTTGCGCGCCGACGGTTGGATACGAGATGGTTCAGGGTGACCTGTGCGATCCACCGGTGTTGACCGAAGCAGAGCGGGACGCGCTCCTGCAGTCGGCGTGGGAGCTGAACGAACATGTGCCGCCGGTGGTCAATGGTCCGACGATGTCGGCCAATGTCCGCCTCACAGGCGCACAGTCGGGCGGACAATGCGCACCTCCGCCAGAGAATGCCGACAGGCCCGGCGATGATTTCAACCGTCGCGGAGATGTGCGGACACTGCTTGAACAACACGGATGGGTTCGCACCAAGGACGGAAAGAACGAGTATTGGCGGCGCCCCGGCAAGAGCTCGGGCATGTCCGCCACGCTCAAGGACCGGGTCTTCTACGTCTTTTCGTCCAACGCGGCGCCGTTTGAACCGAACCAGGCATACTCGCCGTTCTCGCTCTACACATGGCTCACCTGCAGCGGAGATTTCGAGCAGGCCGCACGGTCTCTGCGATCCGCTGGCTTCGGCAGCGACCCCCTGAATTCTCTGACCGACCATGCCACGGGTGTGGACATCTCGGCCCTTGTGGGAATGTCCGCCGCACCCGGCGCAAGTTCGTCGAACAATGACCAATCCGGCGAATGTCCGACCGACATCGCCGATCCGGGCCCGATGCCAACCGAGATGCTGAACATTCCCGGCTTTGTCGCCGAGGTCATGGACTTTTGTCTTGCGACCGCGCCGTACCCAAACCCGGTCATGGCGTTCTGTGGCGCGATCTCGTTGCTGTCGTTTCTCGCCGGCCGCAAGGTGCGCGACTCCGGCGACAACCGCACCAACTTCTACCTGCTCGGTCTGGCCCACTCCTCGGCCGGCAAGGACTGGCCACGCAAGATCAACACACGCATCGTCCACGAGGTTGGCCTCGCCGATGGACTCGGTGAACGGTTCGCTTCGGGCGAGGGCATACAGGATGCACTCTTCCAGACGCCGAGCATGCTCTTTCAGACCGACGAGATCGACGGAATGCTCCAGTCGATCAACAAGGCCAAAGACGCCCGGCACGAAGCGATCATGAGCACGCTGCTGACCATGTATTCGTCGGCCAACAGCGTCTTTCCCATGCGCCGCAAGGCGGGCAAGGAATCGCCCGGCGTCATCAACCAGCCGAACCTGGTCATCTTCGGCACCGCCATTCCCAACCACTACTACGAAGCGCTCAGCGAGCGGATGCTCACCAACGGTTTCTTCGCTCGCATGATCATCCTCGAAGCAGGTCAGCGCGGCACGGGGCAGGAGCCGAGCATCTGTGATCTGCCGACGCGCGTGCTTGAGACCGCCCGCTGGTGGTCCGCCTACCGGCCGGGACGGGGCAATCTGGATAACTGGCACCCGGTGCCGACGGTGGTCAAGCACACGGATGAGGCCAGGCGCCTGATCGTTGAGACGCGCGAGGAAGCTGAAAGCGAGTACGCCACGGCAGAGGCTGGAAGCGATCCGGTGGGCACGACAGTGTGGGGACGCGTCAGCGAGCAGGTGCGCAAACTTGCGCTGCTGCATGCGATCAGCGAGAACCACGAGTCACCACGCATTGGCGCCGATGCCGTGCGCTGGGCCTCGGGCTTCGTGCTGCACCAGACGCGGCGGATGCTCTTCATGGCGACCAGCCATGTGGCAGACAACCCGTTCCACGCAGAGTGCCTCAAGGTGATGGAGAAGCTGCGCGATGCGCCGGGGATGGAACTGTCCCATCAGGTCTTGCTCAAACGCATGAAGATCAAAGCCAAGGACTTCCGCGACCTGATCGAAACGCTCATCCAGCGCGGGGATCTGGAAGCGGTTCAGGTCCCGACGAGCGGCCGGACCGGGCTGGTCTACCGCCTGATTGGAGGGGGTGAAACAAGGTGAAGGAAGTGAAGGAAGCCCGCTGATGTGGCGGTTTTGGGGTGAAGGATGGTGAAGCAAGGTGAAGGAAGGGGTGAAGGAAGTTTGGCCATGAATAGCCCTAGAAATAGGAATAACAACAACTTCTCTACTTACTTCCCTCCTTCACCCGCATACCCCCGCGCACGTGAAATGCCCGCGTACGTGTGTGAGAGGGGGTGGGTGAAGGAAGTAAGGGAAGGAAGGTTCAATAGGTACTCCCGGGCAGGTGTGCGCAGGAGACGCCTGCGGGAACAGCCGCCGACCACGACAGACTTTCTTTCGGTTGGCCGGTCCGGTTTGGCGGCTCGCCTGGGCCATACCACACCGCTGTCCAACAGCTGTCCAATGGCTGTCCAATCTCCGTCCAATCTCGCGCTCGGGCAACGGGCTACGACGTTGGCCCGTGTCGCGGCCGGCATGGGACTGGCCATCGCTACCACCATCCGCAACCTCGGCCACACGGCCCAACGTCGCCCAAGTCCGGAGGCGTGGGCGAAGCTCGTCATGAACATCAACCCGGAGGCCAAGGTCGGCCCCGATTCCCCTAGCACGGAGGCCACGCCATGAAAGTCGTTCAACGCCCCATCGATGAACTCAAGCCCTACGACAAGAACCCTCGCCAGAACGATGACGCCGTGAGTGCCGTCGCCGAGTCGATTCGTGAGTTCGGATTTCGCCAGCCGATCGTGGTCGACCCCGATGACGTGATCATCTGCGGCCACACGCGATTCCGGGCGGCGCAGCAGCTCGAACTCAAGAAGGTGCCGGTGCATGTCGCCGCAGATCTGACGCCGGAGCAGATTCGAGCGTATCGCATCGCCGACAACAAGACCGGCGAACTCGCTACCTGGGACATGGAGTTGCTCCCGATCGAGATCGCTGAGTTGCAGAGCGCTGGGATCGACTGGTCGCTGCTGGGCTTCGACGAAGATGAGATGGCGAAGCTGATGGCCGGCGACGTTGGCGTCACGGAGGGCCTGACAGATCCCGACTCGGTGCCGGAGCCGCCGGATGATCCGGTGACTCAGCCGGGAGATCTCTGGGTACTCGGCAATCACCGCCTGCTGTGCGGCGAGAGCGGGAGTGAGGCTGACGTCGATCGGTTGCTCGATGGCGCGACGATCGATCTCGTCAACACCGATCCACCGTACAACGTGAAGGTCGAGCCGCGATCGAACAACGCCATCGCCGCCGGGAACTCGTCATTCACCGCGCCGGAGAAGAAACACCACCAGAAGTTTGATCTCGCACGACACCCGGAAAAGGCCAAGGCGACGCACCGGAAGATGCGAGCGAAGGACCGGCCACTCGAGAACGACTTCGTCACGGACGAGGCATTCGACGCGATGTTGCTCGCCTGGTTCGGCAACATTGCGCGTGTCCTCAAGCCAGGCGGATCGTTTTTCATTTGGGGTGGCTACGCAAACATCGGGAACTACCCCGCGCCGCTGAACACATCGGGGTTGTACTTCAGCCAGGGTGTCGTGTGGGACAAGCAGCACCCGGTGCTGACGCGCAAGGACTTCATGGGCGCGTTCGAGATCTGCTTCTACGGCTGGCGTGAGGGAGCCGGGCACAAGTTCTTCGGCCCGAACAACGCGACCGATCTCTGGCACGTCAAGAAGGTCAACCCGCAGTCGATGGTGCATCTCACCGAGAAGCCCGTCGAACTGGCGGTGCGTTCGATCCAGTATTCGTCACGACCTGGTGAAAACGTGCTCGATCTGTTCGGCGGATCGGGCTCGACGCTCATCGCCGCTGAGCAAACCGATCGGCATGCGTTCCTGATGGAGATCGATCCGGCCTACTGCGATGTGATCGTGCAGCGCTGGGAGGAGTTCACTGGCGGCAAGGCGGAGCGCGTCGCTGCAGACACTGACGCCGGAGAGAAAGCCCCGACCGCGGTCGAGGCTGGGGAGGATTCAGAGTGATGTACGGTCTACTCGGGGTCCTTCTCCCGAAGAGCGTGGTATTCGATCATCGCGTCCTCAAAGATGCATCGCCCCGCGGCGTAGTTGCGCCGGAACTGGGTGATGACGCAGCCGCGTTCTTTCATGAAGGCCAGAGCGACCGCCGTCTGCGTACTGGGAATGTTGGCGGCGGTGGCGAGCTCCTCCAGCGTGAATCCGCTATCGGCCAGTTGGTTGCTGAACAACTCCGCCGCGTGCGCGATGTCCTCGTAGGATCTGCGCGGACATCGATGTTCGTACGGTTTGCCTCGCAGCGGGACCACGCTGCGGACCAGGTGGTCGGCTGCGATGGTGAACGTCTCGATTCGGTCAGGCGCGCTGTTCATGGATCACGCTCCCTTCGTCCGGGGCAGTGCGCGGAATTGACCGCGCTCGACCTTCTCGAAGCGTGCATCCGTTCCCTTCTTCGAGATCTCGCGAATGATCGCGGCGTAGAGCGTGGCGTGCGGCGTCTTGCCGCTGGTGGTCCACAGCTCCTTGGCGATGGCCTGTTCGACGATCGCCTTGCACGCCATCGGCTCCTTCGCCTTGGCCAGGATCTGCGCCGCGGCGTCGAGGATTCCCATGCGCTTCGCCGTGTTGGCCGGTGCCGCGTTCTTCGTGGTCTTGGCCTTGGTGGCCGCCTTCGCGGAAGTCACGGCCTTCTTCGTCTTGGCGGTCTGACTCATCGCGCGCTCGCGCGCGGTCTGGCCGTCCTTGCTCGCCTTGCGTTCGTCGCGAACGCGAGCGTTCTCCTGATCCGCAGCCTCGTCCGCCTTGATGGTCTCGCGGTACTCACTCCGGAGCTTGGCCGCGCTCTTGATGCGGACCTTCTTCTTCGTGGTCAGGTTGGTCGCGTCCCAGCCGCCGCCCGGGTTCTCCGCATCGATACGGACGGGGACCACGCGGTTCGTGATCTTGGCGGTGTACGTGGTTCCGATCTTGATGTCGTTCTTCTGCATGGCAGTTCCTTTCGGGAAACAGAGTGGAAATGGCTATGGGCGGCTCTCAACGAGCGCCCACGTCGATCGAATCGGGTCGTATGGAGTCGGGAAGACGCGGTGTCCGCGCCGTTCGATGGCGTCGTTCAGGCGGCTGCTGAGCTCCCCGGCATTGACGCGGTACTCGGTGAATGCAGCGGCGACGTCTTCGGCGTTGGCCGGGCTGCGCCGGCGGGTGATCGCCTCTTCGAGTTCGTTGGCCTTGTCGCTCATGGCGACCTCGAGCTCGCGCGCCTTCCGGCCCGCGGCGTCGAGGAGGTCAGCGATCTGGCGCTGCAGGGATGCGATCTCGCGAACGTGGTCGTTGACGTTGGTGTTCATGGCAGTTCTCCTTGGCGGCGTTCAGCCGAGCGGCATGACGACGTAGTTCGTTCCGCAGCGCTGGCAGGTCACGCTGGTCCCGGCGTCGTCCCATACGAGTTGGTCGATGTCGTCCTCGCCGCAGCGTGGGCAGATGCCCGCGGGCGGGACGGTGTTGGGCTTGCGATCGGTAATGGCCTGTTCGTATCCGGCCGAGTACGCGAGGCGCAGCGCTTCGAGAAGGCCCCAGACCGAAACCTCGTGGAAGTCCAGGCTGTCGCTGCTGCGGGTCTTCAGCGTCGGGATGTCGAGGGCGCGCTTGGCGATCCCTCCGAGTTCCCGGTCGCGTTGTTCGTTCGTGTTCGTCATGGCGATGTGGTCCTTTCGCACACACAAGGGCATGACCGCGCGAACACATCAAGGCGACTTCGCGAGCATTCGCCAGATGTGGGCAACTTCGCCCTGAATGTGGGCCACTGTTGGCAGAGGGCGGCGTGATGTCGGAGCCAGCACCCGAATCAGCTGTCAAACCAGGGCAACTGAATCCCATGGCGCTGTCCGCCACCGACGCGGCACGCTTGCTCACGTCGGCGGGTGGCATCCGCATCGATGTCGAGCAGATCGCGGCGGACATCGATTCTGGCGCTCCGACAAACGGAGACGGAACGATCAACCTCGTGCACTACGCCACGTGGCTCGTGAAGGAGATGGCGGCCCGTGCCAACTGATCCGCGACAACTCCGGCCATCGGAGCTGTGCCAGCTCCTGAACTCGACGCAGCTCGGTGAGGTCATCGCTGAACGTCAATTGCGCCGTCATCGCACCCGCGCCGGCCTGCGCATCGCTTCGGCGAAGGACGAGCGGCGCATCGACCTGATCCGGTACGTCGCCTGGCTGGTGCTGGAACGGCACCGTGCGTTGGCCGATGCAGAAGACCGACAACCGGCAGACTATGACGCAGTGCGCGAGCGGGCGCTGGCGCGGAGCAAGACGCTGTCGTTGTCTGGTCGGGACATCGGGGAGCTGCCGACGGTCGTGAATCCTCAGCGAAGGGAGCAGGCCGAAGGCGACTTCCGTTCGTTCTGCGAGACCTACTTCCCGCAAACGTTCACGATGGCCTGGTCAGACGATCACCTGAAGGTCATCGCCAAGATCGAACAGGCAGTTCTGGAAGGCGGGCTCTTCGCGATGGCGATGCCGCGCGGCAGCGGAAAGACGACGCTCTGTGAGATCGCCTGTCTATGGGCGATCCTCATCGGAGCCCGGGAGTTCGTCGCGTTGATCGGCGCCGATGAAGAGCATGCCGCGAACATGCTCGATTCCATCAAGGCGGAGTTGGAGAACAACGACCTGTTGCTCGAGGACTTCCCGGAGGTGGTGTATCCGATCCACTGCCTTGAGGGAATCCACCAGCGCGCCGGCGGGCAGCTGTTTCAGGGAACGCAGACGCACATCGGCTGGACGGCGCGGGAGATCGTGCTGCCGACGATGTCTGGCGATACAGAGTCGAATGCATCAGGCGCGATCATTCGCGTGGCCGGCATCACGGGCCGAATCCGCGGCATGAAGCACAAGCGAGTGGACGGCCTGTCGGTGCGCCCGTCACTCGTGCTCATCGACGACCCGCAGACGGACGAATCCGCCCGTTCGCCATCGCAATGCGCGACCCGCGAACGAATCCTGGCTGGAGCCATACTCGGCCTTGCCGGACCGGGGAAGAAGATCGCGGGGCTGATGACGATCACCGTGGTGCGCCCAGAGGACATGGCCGATCGCCTGCTGGATCGCGACAAGCATCCGCAGTGGCAAGGTGAGCGGACGCGGATGGTCTACGAGTTCCCGGCCAACGAAGCGCTCTGGGGCAAGTATGCGGAACTGCGAGCGGACGGGTTGCGCAACGACGCCGGGATCATCGCCGCGACGGCGTTCTATGGGGAGCATCGCGAGCAGATGGACGAGGGCGCAGTCGTGGCCTGGCCGGAGCGGTTCAATCACGATGAACTGAGCGCCGTCCAGCACGCGATGAATCTCAAGCTGCAAGATGAGGCAGCCTTCTGGGCCGAATACCAGAACGAGCCGCTGCCGGAGAACGAGCCCGACATCGACCTGATGACCGCCGATGAGATCGCGGCGAAGGTCAACGGTATGAAACGTGGCGAAGTGCCGATCGGTTGCTCGCACATGACCATGTTCATTGATGTGCAGGGCAACGTCCTGTTCTATCTGATTGCGGCATGGTCGGACGACTTCACCGGGCATGTGATCGATTACGGAACGGAGCCGGACCAGAAGTTGGCCCCCGGAGCCTATTTCACGCTGCGCGATGTGAAACGCACGCTCGGTCGGGCTGCTCCAAGAGCAGGCCAGGAAGGTGCGATCTACAGCGGACTCGAGCGGCTCACCAACACGATGCTCAGCCGCGAGTGGAAACGCGACGATGGTGCGCGGGTGCGAATCGATCGCTGCCTCATCGATGCGAACTGGGGCACATCGACCGACGTCGTGTACCAATTCTGCCGGCAGAGCCAGTTCGCCAATGTCCTCCTGCCAAGCCATGGTCGCTACGTCGGTGCATCGAGCCTCCCGTTCAGTGAGTACAAGCGCAAACGCGGTGACCGGGTCGGTCACAACTGGCGCATCCCCAACGTGGCAGGCAAGCGGGCAGTTCGTCACGTGCTGTTCGATGCGAACTACTGGAAGTCGTTCATCCACGCACGCCTGGCGGTGCCCATGGGCGATCCGGGATGCCTTTCACTCTATGAACGTGATCCGAATCGCCACCGCTTGCTGGCCGAGCATCTGACGGCGGAGTATCGCGTCAAGACCGAAGGACGCGGCCGCACCGTCGATGAGTGGAAGCTTCGGGTTGGCGGTCTCGACAATCACTGGCTCGATTGCATGGTCGGTGCGTCCGTTGCGGCATCGATTCAAGGAGTCAATCTGCTGGGCCTCGGTCAACGCGAGCCGCGTCCAAGACAACGGCTCAAGCTGTCAGAGTTGCGAAGGAGCAGGCAGTAGATGACCTCAACAGCCGAGCACGACAACACAAAGGACAGGCGTGGATTGCAATGCCCATCCTGCGGTTGTCGGCACTTCCGAGTGCTCTACACTCGCCGGGCCCACGGTGGTCGGGTGATGCGACGCCGCGAATGCCGTCATTGCGGACGGCGGATGACGACTTTTGAACAGACTTCCACGAGCAGCAGGTAGTCCGCTTCGGTCGTCATCAAGTTCTACATGCGGAACGATCTGCGCACTTGTCGCCAAGCCCCCGACACTCAGTGTGTCGGCCGGGTAAGTAACCAGTAGACATCAGAGACGGTTCTCAGCACCTCGCGGCTCGCGTGCGACACGTGTCGCGCCGTGCAACTGTCCGCGTGTGATGAGAACGCTCCTCCATCCCGATTCCTCCACCTGCTCAGGAGCACTTCATGCCCACCAGTGTTGCCAACTTCGACATTGCCGGAGCCGCAGACCGACTCGTGACCTTCGCCAACGAAGTCATAGCGAGCCAGTCCGCTCGCCAGGCTGAGTTCAATGAGCACGATCGTGAACGCGCGTCGGCATATCTCGATCGACTGGAGTCGTACGTCGAGGTCATCTCGAACCCCGCCAATCCGCTCGACCTCCCGAAGACGCACCCGACGGCGTATCCGATCACGGTCTTCCCTGGCGACGAGCAGATCAACGCGATCGAGAATGCTGAGGTTCGCGACCTGACGCGCCGCTTCAAGGCTGCACACGTTGAACTGACCAATAGCCAGTCGAAGGACCGGGCGACCGGCATCTTCGATGCGGACAAGGTCCGGCTTGAGGCGCTCATCGAGAACGCACGCGGCATCATCGCCTTCGGGGAGACCTCTGTGGATCTCCCCGAAAACCCCGCAGATGTCCCGGCGGTCTGACGCCATTCACGCACTCCCTCGGAAGCCCGGTAGCAACCATGCCTGAACCGCTCGACGACACCATCCGCGACAACGCCAAAGGCCCCAAGAAGGCCTCGGGCGATGCAGGCAGCGTGGAGCAACACGATCTGACAGACCAGATCGAGGCGGACCGCTACCTGAACTCGAAGAACGCAGTCAAGAAGAAAGGGCTCGGGATCAAGATCACCCGAGCCATCCCACACGGAACGGTTTGATAGAGGCCGAGGCACGGATGCTCAAACGACTGATCAACACACTGGCGGCCCGCACGCATCGCCACGGCGACGAAGTACAAGTCGCTGACGGTGCGCGCGTCCGGACACCGGTGTTCAGTCTTCGGCCACTTCGCGCCCGGTATGACGCGGCGGCGACCACGGATGGGAACCGCCGCCATTGGGCGAATGCCGATGGTCTGAGTGCGGATGCAGCTACCAACCCCGAAGTCCGGCGCGTTCTGCGCAACCGGGCCCGTTACGAGGTTGCCAACAACAGCTATGCGCGCGGGATCGTGAGCACCCTCGCGAACGATGTCGTCGGGACTGGCCCGCGTCTCCAGATGCTGACTGGTGACCCAGATGCGGATCGTCGCATCGAGACAGCGTTTGCTGATTGGGCGCGGACCGTTGACCTCGCCGCCAAGCTGCGCACCATTCGGATGGCTCGCGCTGAGTCTGGCGAAGGATTCGTCCTGCTCGCTCGTAATCCCCGTCATGGCTCACCTGTCCAACTGGACATCCGGCTGATTGAAGCGGACCAGGTCGCCACGCCTGATCTCGCCTTGAATGTGCGTGGGGCCATCGACGGCGTTGTCTTTGATGATGTCGGTAACCCGATTGAGTACCACATCCTCAAACAGCATCCCGGCGATCTGCGCTGGCTCTCGAACCTCGAGTACCGCCGCATCCCGGCTGCCGTCGTCATCCACTACTTCCGCGCTGACCGGCCTGGTCAGAGTCGCGGTATCCCCGACATCACGCCGGCGCTGCCACTGTTCGCGCAGCTGCGACGCTTTACCCTCGCGGTGATCAGCGCGGCAGAGACGGCTGCTGACTTTGCCGGTGTTCTCTACACCGACGCGCCTGCCAACGGTGAGGCCGAAGACGTTGAGCCGATGGACGCCATCGAACTCGAGCAGCGCATGCTGCTGACGATGCCCGGTGGATGGAAGATGGCGCAGCTCAAAGCCGAGCAACCAGCGACGACGTACGGCGAGTTCAAACGCGAGATCCTCAACGAGATCGCCCGTTGCCTGAACATGCCATTCAACGTCGCGGCCGGAAACAGCTCTGGCTACAACTACGCATCCGGGCGCCTCGACCACCAGACCTACTTCAAAAGCATCCGCATCGAACAGGCGCACATCGAGCGTACTGTGCTCGATCGTATCTTCGAGGCATGGCTCGATGAAGCCGTGCTTGTCGAGGGGCTGCTCCCGCAATCAATGCGAATGCGTGATGCCTCCCGTTCGCATCAGTGGTTCTGGGATGGCAACGAACACGTTGACCCGGCCAAGGAAGCGAACGCACAGGCAACCCGGCTTGAGAGCCGGACGACCTCGCTCGCTCGCGAGTACGCACGCCAAGGACTCGACTGGGAATCCGAACTGCGTCAGATCGCCAAAGAGCGCGACCTGATGAACACCCTCGGCATTCAGCCCCCGGATTCATCGGAAGCTCCCGTTCCGGCCGCTTCAAAGGACGAACAAGATGACGACGACCCCAGCGACAACTGAACCGCCGGACATCCTGGCGATGGACTGTGAAGTCGCGATCGAGGCAGCTGCGCCGTCGACTGAAGACGGCACGGACGAAAGCCTTCCTCGCTTCTCGATGGTCGCGTACACCGGCGGTCCGATCCGAACACTCGGCTTCGCGTACCCGGTGGTCGTCAATCTCGACGGCATGAAGATCCCGACGCAGCGCCGACCAGTGCGATTCCAGCACTCCGCGTTCGAAGGTGTCGGACACACCGAACGCATTGCCGTCGAGAACGGCAAACTCCTCGCCGATGGCGTTGTGTCACGTGACACGACAGCTGCGCAGGAGATCGTGGTCAGTGGGAAGAAGGGATTCCCCTGGCAAGCATCGATTGGCGCCTCCGTCGATGAGCTCGAGTTCATCAAACGCGACGTGGCTGTCACCGTGAACGGGCGCAAGTTCAAAGGCCCGATCTACATCGCCCACAAGACCACTCTCAACGAAATCAGCTTCGTCGATCTCGGCGCGGACCAGCAAACGCGGGCCCGAATCGCTGCCCAGCATCTCAAGGAGACCCAGGCCATGCCTGACGCCCATTCACATGACACCGATGTGGCGGCCACCGATTCCGCGCCGACCAACGACATCACCCCTCAGGCACCACTGCAACCGCAGCGCAACTCCAACATCACCGCGAGCGACCCAGCTGCCGAGATCGATCAGATCACGTCGCGGGCCCGAGCGGAATCTGATCGGCGCCAACGAATCCAGGCGATGACCGCCGAGGTGCTCACTCAGCGCCCGGAACTTGCCGACGATCTCGGGCGCCTGGCTCACGCCGCGCTGGAAGCCGGGTGGAAGCCCGACAAGTACCAGCTCGAAGTCATGCGGCTCAGCCGAACCTACGAAGGCATTGGCGGCCCGCGTTCCCAGAGTGATCGCATTGAAGGATCGATCATCGAGGCGGCGCTGTGCTTTGCGGGTGGACTCGAATCGGAGACGCTGGAGTCCCAGTTCAGTGAACGAACGCTTGATGCAGCCAACCGGGAGTATCGCCACGGCCTCGGCCTGTGCGAGACACTCCTCATCTTCGCCCAGGCGAACGGATACCGTGGCTTCGGCCGCAGCGATCTGAAGGGCCTGCTGCAGTTCGCCTTCTCGGGCGACATGCAGGCGTCGGGCTTCAGCACGATGTCTCTGCCGGGCATCCTCTCCAACGTCGCGAACAAGTTCCTCCGCGCAGGCTTCGACGCCGTCGAATCCACGTGGCGGGACATCGCCGCGATCCGCACCGTGCGCGACTTCAAGCAGGTCAGCAGCTACTCGCTGTCTGGAGGATTCGTCTACGAAGAGATCCCACCCGGTGGCGAGCTCAAGCACGCGTCGGTCGGCGAGACGGCATACACGAATCAGGCCAAGACCTACGGCCGGATGTTCGGTATCGATCGCCGCGATCTGATCAACGATGACCTCGATGCGCTCACCGCGGTCCCGCGCCGGCTTGGCCGAGGCGGCGCTCTCAAGCTCAACGACGTCTTCTGGGCCGAGTTCCTCAGCAACGCTGCGTTCTTCGTCGCGGGCAACAACAACTATGCCGACGGTGTCACGACGGCTCTGGGCATCGACGCGCTGACCCAGGCCGAGACGATGTTCCTCGATCAGACCGATCCCGATGGTCATCCCCTCGCGGTCGCGCCGGTGATCATGCTCGTGCCCAACGCGCTGTATGTGCCGGCGACGCAGATCATGAACTCCACCGAGCTGCGTGATCCTTCGTCCTCGAAGAAGACGCCGGTGTCGAACCCGCACGCGGGCAAGTTCCGTCCGGTGCGTTCGAGTTACCTCAGCAACCCCAAGTACACCGGAGCCAGCGGCCTGGCGTGGTACATCCTCGCCGACCCGGCCGACATGCCGGTCATCGAGGTCGCATTCCTCAACGGCCAGCAGCAGCCGACCGTTGAGAGCGCTGACGCCGACTTCAACAACCTCGGCATCCAAATGCGTGGCTACCACGACTTTGGTGTCGCAAAACAAGAGCCGCGTGGCGGCGTGAAAATGAAGGGCGAGGCGTAAGCCACGTCCCCTCACTCTGAAGGAGAGTAATCCCAATGCCAACGGCAACATACATCCATGAGGGCGCTGCCCTCGACTACACGCCAGGCTCCGACCTGAGCGCCGGCGATGTGGTCGCCCAGAACGAACTGGTCGGCGTCGCCAAGCAGGACATCCCCGCAAACACGCTCGGTGCCCTCAGCGTCTCCGGCTTGTTCGACTTCCCGAAGGCGACTGGCGCGAGCACCGCGATCGCCGAGGGGCTCGATGTCTTCTGGGACGAGGGCGCCACTGAAGCGACCACCGACAGCGCAACCGGCGCCAACAAGAAGATCGGGCGAAGCATCGCTGCCGCCAGCGACAGTGCCGCGACCGTCCGAATCCGCATGAGTCAGTGAGCGATCCGATGCCTGATGTTCTCGAACAAGGTGCGCAGTTCCTCGATGATCAGCGCCATGCCCACATGACCACCACGGTCACATACCAGCGCGGTGCGTCCACGGTTGACGTCTCCGCAACGGTTGGACGGACCACGTTCGAGCAGTCGGACGAGTTCGGCGGCATCCAGAGGCTGGAGTCGCGGGACTACCTCATCCGCACGGCGGATCTGGTGCTCGATGGCGAGATGGTTCTCCCGACGGCTGGCGATCAGATACGCGAGACGGTCGGCGCTTCGGTGTTCGTGTACGAGGTCATGGCCCCCGGATCAGAGCCGCCGTTCAGATACAGCGACCCGTATCGCAAGGCCCTGCGCATCCACACCAAGCATGTCGCCACGGAGGGCGCATGAGCGGAAGTAACGAGCGACAACCGAAATCCAACGGCGCCGCCCGCTGGTCCGGAGTGCTGATTCCAGGCGTAGTCGCCGTCGTGGCGGTCACTGTGCAATGGGGTGTCGTGACCACGAAACTCGACCACGTCGAGATGCGTCTCGACGAGTTGCTCATTGAGGCTCGGGCGCTCCGCACGGAGTACCAGAGCATCGAGCGCCGCGTGTCGTACCTCGAAGGCCGCCTCAATGGGAGGGACACACCATGAGTGTCATCACCGACGTCGCCGATGCCGTGGCTGACTCACTGAACGCTGGCTCGTTCAGCGAGACGTTTACGGCCGAGCGCCTTCATCAGCCTTCGTTCGACCTTCCGGAATTGCAAACGCTCCGGGTCAGCGTCGTTCCAAAGTCCCTGACGATCCAGAACGCATCGCGACAGCATTCGTTCTTCGACTGCGCCGTGGATGTCGGAATCCAGCAGAAGGTGGACGACGATGTGCGCGTCGATGAATTGCTCGACCTGGCTGAGGAGATCACCGATCACCTGCGCCTGAAGCGACTGGCGGATTACCCGCAGGCGGCGTGGCTGGCGATCCAGCACGAGCCCGTTGTCGCATCCGAGCATCTCGACCAGAACCGGCAGCTCACCAGTGTGCTGACGGTGACCTACAGGGTGAAGCGATGAACACCGTGATCATCCGCAAAGTCACTCTTGGCACCACGTTCCAGCCGGTCGCAGCAGAGCGGACGGTTGGCGTCTTCACGATCCGCTCCGCCGGCAACGCAGTGATCTTGCTGAGCGACGACGGGATCACGGAAGTGGCACTCTCGAAAAGCCAGCAGTTCACGCTCAATGGCGTGGATCTCGCAACCATCCAGGCCAAAGGCGCTGCCGGCGACACGCTGGTTGTGATCGGCGCAACACGCACAGCGTAAGGAAGCAAAGACCATGGCCATCAAACTCGGCATGGAAGCCACCCTCAACTACAAGGTCGACGGCCAGGACGCCGCCGGCTCGTGGCTTGAGCTCACCAACACAAAGGACGTCACGCTCTCGCTCGAGGCGGGCGAGGCGGATGTCACCACTCGCGCCAACGCCGGGTGGCGCGCCATCGTCGCGACGCTGAAGGAAGCAAGCGTGGAGTTCGAGATGGTGTGGGACACCGGTGATGCCGGGTTCGGCGTCATCAGAGACGCCTACCTCGGCAACGCCATCGTCGGATTCCAGATCCTCGACGGCGACACCCCCGGCGGCGAAGGCCTGCAGGCTGACTTCATGATCACGTCGTTCTCTCGTTCCGAGGCGCTCGAAGAAGCGATCACTGTGTCGGTCACGGCAAAGGTGACGTATTCCGTCACACCACCCAGCTGGATCGGAGCGGTCTGATCATGAGATCATTCACGGACAACAATGACCGGTCGTGGGAGATCTCGATCAACGTCGCGGCGATAAAGCGCGTGCGTGATCTTGTCGGTGTCGATCTCCTTGAGATCGTCGATGGCACACTGATCGAGAAACTCATCCGCGATCCGATTCTCCTGTGCGACATCGTCTACGCCGTATGCAAACCACAGGCAGACGAGCAGGAGATTGGAGACGAGGACTTTGGCCGAGCGATGGCCGGAGATGCCATCGAACATGCCACAACCGCTCTGCTGGAGGACCTCGTGTCTTTCTGCCCGAGCCCGAGGGATCGGAAGAACCTCGGGCGCGTACTCGAAACGACGAGCCGGGTGATGGACAAGGCGCGGGATCTGATCGAGCAGAAACTGGACAGCGGAGAACTGGAACGGATGGCCGAGGAGGCGCTCGCGACTGCTGGCGACTCATCTGGCATTGCGCCGGCATCATCGGAATCGATCCGGGCACCCTGACTTTGCGCGAGTTGCTGCTGATGGCCGACGGCCGTCAGCGTTCAGAGTGGTCGCGCACGAGTGCGCAGATGGCGTTGATCGCCAATACGCAGCGTGACCCGAAGAAGACGCGGGCGTTCCGGCCGAGCGACTTCGATCCATACACCCGCGCCATGCCGGTCATGAAGACCGACATCGGCGCACTCAAGACTGTGTTCATCGACAAGGCCATGCCCAAGGAGGTACTGAAGCAATGACCCTCGGAAAATCATGGAAGACAACAGTGGCAGGGATTGCCGCAATCGTGGCCGCGATCGCCTTGGCCGTCGCACACCAGTTCGATGCTGATCCGGCCACCATGGCCGACTGGAGCACGGTGATCACCGCGCTCACCGCTGGGATCGGCCTTGTGCTCGCCCGGGACAACGACAAGTCCAGCGAACAGGTGGGAGCGAAGTGAAGTGCGCATCGTCGCCCAGATCGTCGCAACGTTGGCCATCGCACTGTTCAAGTGGCTCGAATCCCGTCATGAGAAGGCGAAGACAGCCCAGGTGGCCGAGCGCCATGCTGATGCTCTTCGTCGTGTCGGCGATCGGGTGCGCGACTGGGAGAACCGTACTCGTGACGGACGACTCCCCGGTGCGGATCGGACCGGAGACGACGGGCCAGGTGTACCGCCTGATTGATGGCGATTGGGTGCTGTCGGACGACCGCGTTCAGTTGCCAGAGGGCTGGTATGCCGTACCGCCGCGATTCGTCCATCCGGATGATCTTCGTTCCGGGGGCGTGGGCGTATCCGGGGGCGGGGAGACGCCATGATCGACATGCGCATCACCGCGATGTTCTTCGATCGGCCCAAGGTCACGCGGGCAGTCGATCGCGCCAAACGCCGAGTCTTGTCAAAGGCCGGCGCCTTCATCCGAACGCGGGCGCGCACTTCCATCCGCAAGCGGAAGCGAACGAGCCGTCCTGGCGATCCGCCTTCCAGCCATGCCGGGCATCTGCGACGCCTGATCCTGTTCGGGTACGACCGGCAACGGGAGTCTGTGGTTGTGGGCCCCGTTGGATTCCGACGCTCCACCGCTCCCAGCGTGCTGGAGGTCGGTGGCCGAACTGTGGTCACCCGTCGTCGCAGAGGGAAGACACAGAGACGAACCGTGCGCATTGCCGCTCGACCGTACATGGCTCCAGCACTGGAGAAGGAACGGTCCAACCTCCCCAAGGTGTGGCGCAACAGCATTCGCCCCCGGAACGGAGGATGACCCGTGGCCAGCACAAGCGGCATTCGCGCCGGGCGCGCCTTCGTCGAACTCGGCGTCAACGACAAACTCACAGCGGGACTCAAGCGAGCCCAGCGCCGCCTTCGTACGTTCGGGGACAGCGTTCGCTCAATCGGGATGCGTCTGGCGGGCATCAGCGCTGGCGTCGCGGCTGGCTTTGCCATCTCGACGCGTGTGTTCGCTGGCTTCGACGATCGCATGCGCGTTGTCCGCGCCGTGACGGGCGCAACTGAACAGCAGTTCGCATCCCTGCGCGATGAGGCCAAACGCCTCGGGCGAACGACCTCATTCACGGCCGGTCAGGTCGCAGAGGCCATGACGGAACTGGGTCGCGCTGGGTTCCAACCACAAGCCATCCTCGACAGCACAGAATCGGTGCTCGCTCTGGCTCGTGCCACCAGCACGGAACTGCCCCGCGCGACGGAGATCGCCGGTGCTGCTCTGCGGGGATTCAACATCCCAGCGACCGAGATGGGGCGCGTCTCGGACGTGCTCACCGCAACGGCGAACAAGAGTGCCCAGACCCTCGAGGATCTCTTCGAGGCCTTCAAACCCGTGGCCCCACTCGCAGTCGAGACGGGCGAGAGCATTGAGGATGTCGCGGCAGCCATCGGCATCCTCGCCAACAACGGCATCAAGGGCAGCCTCGCTGGCAACGCCCTGGCCCGGGCATACAAGAACCTCTCCAACGAATCTCGCCAGGCCGAACTCCGCAAGATCGGGATCGATGCCGTCGATGCGTCCGGCAACCTCCGACCCCTTGCCGACATCCTCAATGATCTGGCGAAAGCCACGAAGGGACTTGGCTCCGCCGAACGCCTGGCCCTTTTTGAGACGCTCTTTGGACGTGGTCAAGCGGCCGCACTCAAATTGGCGTCGTCAGCACAGGCGTTCGAGGTGCTCCGCGATGAGATCCGCCGCTCCGCTGGCATCGCTGTTCAGACTGCAGATCAGATGGACGCTGGGATTGGCGGCGCGTTCCGGCGTCTGCTCTCCGCTGTGGAAGGCATCGCGATCGCGATTGGCGAAGCGATCGAGCAACCCGTTCGCCGAGCCGCAGATGCACTCGCCGCAATTGCAGGATGGATCACAAGAGTGGTCAATCGCAATCGTGAGCTGATCGCGACGATCGCCAAGGTGACTGCGATCGCACTTGCGGTCGGGATCGCTCTTGTGGTTGCCGGCGCGGCGATTGTCGGACTCGGCGCCGTATTCGGAGCCATGGCCTCGATCGTCGCTGCCGTTGGCACAGCACTCGGTGTCGTCGGCGCCGCCATCGCGGCTTTGCTCTCGCCGATCGGTCTGGTCATCGCTGCAGTCGTCGGGCTCGGTGGTGCTCTGGTCATCTCCACGGGCGTGGCCGGTGAAGCACTCACCTGGCTGGGTGATCAGTTCGGGAAGCTCCGCGACCGCGCCACGAAGGTCGTCCAAGGAATCACCGATGCACTGGCTTCTGGCGATGTCGCCCTCGCCGCAGAGATTCTCTGGCTGTCACTCAAGCTCATCTGGCAGAAGGGTGTGGCCGCGCTCAACTCCGTCTGGCTCAGCGCCAGAAACTTCTTCATCACGACGGCGCAGAAGATGTGGTTCGGAGCACTGGCCGCCGGGCAGATTGTCTGGCACGCCCTCGAGGTCGGGTGGATTGAGACGACGGCGTTCCTCTCCAAGACATGGTCTCGCTTCGCGACGGGCTTCAAGAAGATCTGGGAGAGCGCCACATCCTTCGTCGCCAAGCGAATGCTGGAGATCCAGGGACTGTTCGATTCGTCGCTCGATGTCGAGGCGGCGAAACGTGGCATTGACGATCAACTTGAATCACGACTCGATGACCTCGACGCCGAGGGGCAGCGCCGGATCGATGAGCGTGAGCAGCGACGCCAGCGTCAACACGAGCAATCAGCCGACCTGAACGACGCCACACTCGCTGAGATCGGACGGCAGTTCGAAGAGGCGCAGGAGAAGCTGCGCCAAGCCACAGGCGAGAAGATCGCGGAGACGCAGCGCGAACTGGATGCAGCCCGAGCGAAGCTGGACGAAGCGATCGAGCGGGCGCGGCAACAACGTGAGGACCAGGAAGGCGAGCCCGGCGAGGATCCGGATGGCCGTCGATCACCACAGGAATTCCTCGACGAGTTTCAGGACCGCATCGCAGGGCTCGGGCAAGCGATCGCCCGCGGTGCAACAGTGCGCGGGACGTTCAATGCTGCCGCAGCGCAAGGTCTTCTGGGCTCCGCAGACGCGCAGGCACGAACCGCCAACGCCACCGCACAGACCGCACGCAACACGAAGCAACTCGTCGCTGCCGCTCGGACTGGAGGACTCACCTTCGCGTAGCACGCGAGGTCCTGGACCCCCGGAATCACCATGCCAATCGTCGTTGAAGAGAAGTTCGACTCCCGCATCATCGTCTCAGGTGACAACCCGAGCGCGGAGTTGCGGTACGTCGTCTTCGGTACGGACGATGAGCAATCAGCGCTCTCGAATATCAGCAGTGCTGCGCCCGCCACGTACGACCTCATGCCGCGCCGGACAATTCAGGTCGAACCTATCGCGAATGAACTGTGGGACGGTGTGGTCCGGTACAGCACCGAAGAGCAAACGGAGCCGCCGCAGACAGGTGAGTCAGCCTTCGCATTTGACACAGGAGGTGGATCACAGCACATCACGCAAAGCCGCTCGACGATCAACACCTATGCGCCGGCCGGTGAGACCGCGCCCGACTTCCAGGGCGCGATCGGAGTCACGGACAACGGCGTCGAGGGCGTGGATGTCACCGTCCCGGTCTACCAGTTCTCGGAGACCCACTATCTCGACGACGCAGTCGTGACTTCGGCATACAAAGGCACACTCTTTTCGCTCACTGGCACCGTCAACAACGCTGGCTTCAAGGGGCTTGCCTCGGGCGAGTGCCTCTTTCTCGGCGCGTCGGGTTCGAAGCGTGGCCTCGGCGATTGGGAAATCACATTCCGATTTGCCGGCAGCCCGAACGTAACCGGCCTCGTGGTCGGGCCCATCAGTGGGATCAGCAAGAAGGGCTGGGAGTATCTCTGGGTGCGGTACGCCGAGGTCGAGGATGAGACAGCGCAGGTCCTCGTCAAGCGACCGGTCGCGGCATACGTCGAGCGAACCTACAACTCGGGCAACTTTGCGGCACTGGGGATCGGCACATGACTGATCACCTGCGCAAAGTCCGAACCGGCGATCCACTCCGCATTCCCGCACGGGCGTACAACGCCTTCGTTGATGCGGCTCATCTCACGCGCCGGATTGACGCAGACACCGGCGCCGGGCCGACGATGCCGGGCACCCAAGAACACCTCATCCTGGTCCGCAACGAGTCTGGCACTGATCTGCCGCGATTCGGCATCCTCGGTATCGACCGCCCGATCATCGAGCCTGGCGTCGAGGGCAACACCGACGAGTTCAAACGTCGAGCAGCGTTGATCGGTGCAGCGATCACCACAACGGACGAATACGTCGGGCGATTTGTCGTCGCCCGCGAGCCCATTGCAGCTGGCAAGATCGGCTGGGCCGTGATCCGCGGTGTCACGCCTGCCACTGTCAACGTGATCAACGAAGAGCACTCGCACGCTGACACGTTCCCCGATGAGCAGGTGCTCCGCAGCGGCTTCACCGGTGCGGCCCGCATCCTTTGGAAGGAACCGGGCACCGGCGAACTGCTCGCTCTCATCGAGATGGGTCCTGCGGATCGCGATCGCTTCGCCGCGAAGCTGGGATCGACCACGTTGATCGAAGGCCGGACATTCGGCTGGCTTTACGAGTGGGAAGAAGTCCGCCTCGACGGCGACCCACTCAGTTCATCTTTCGGTCAGTACATCAGACCAAGTGGATCCTCTTCCGAAGGCTGGTTGTCTTCGGTAGGCGACTCATCCAAGGCCGCCTTCAACCGCTACGAAGCGCATCTGTCGGTGATCCATGCACAGGCCGGCGGCACTGAGGGATTTGCCGACGGCGGCGCATGCCTGATTCCTGGAGCACTGGAGAACTGTCCGCCGAGGCGAGCGGCCGTTCCCATGCTGCATCCGATTCCCGAAGACGTCATCGTCGAGTTGCGCGCCGAACGCACGTTCCAGGGTGAGACGCGATGGGTCTTCGAAGCGCTGAACCCCATCGTGCTGTGCGACATGGACGTTCCGGAGTGGTGGTATGCCTGATCACGAGACACTGACAATCCCGATCGAAGAACGCCGCGAGGCTGAACGGCGCAAATACCTGAAGCTCGCGGGTCGCTCCAAGGGCAACCGTGCGTATGGCGGCACCAACCATGGTCGTCATGCTTACGCGACAGTGATCTCGTGGCAGCCGCGATTCGTGGTGGACATGGGATGCGGCGACAACGCGTTCATTCGTGAGCTGCGCCGTCGTGGCATCGATGGGCTGGGCATCGACTTCGCCAACGTCGAAGCGGACATCGGCGCGCCGATGCATCGCGTGCCACTTGCCTCGGGCATCGCAGACATCGTGACCTCGTTCGACGCCCTCGAGCACCTGCTGCCCGACGACGTTGATCCAGTCCTGGCCGAGATGAGGCGGCTCGGGCGAGCGGGCGGTCACTTCATCTTCTCGATCTGCACGCGCCCCAGCCGAATCACGGTGGACGGACAGAATCTCCATCCGACAGTCCAGCCACTGGACTGGTGGATCGATCGGATCGTGCGGGTCGGCGCTGTCGAGACTGCCGGGCAGTCGGGACGCTATATCACGGGAGGATGGCATGCGTGATCACGACGGCGACATCGCAGCATTGCAGGCAGGCCTGCACCTGAAGCGGCCTGCGAAGAGTGGCGTGCGGCTCTACACGACCGACTTCGACAGCGTCTCGCTCTCGAACTTCTATCGCGGGCGCAGCGCGTTCCTCGTTCTCTCGGGACCGTCTTTGGCCGAGCACGATCTGTCGGAACTGAGCAAACGCGGCATCGTGACGATGGGCGCCAACAACTCGTGGTCCGTGTACCGACCGAACCTGTGGACGTGCGTCGATTCGCCAGGCCGGTTCATCGACACCGGCTGGAAGGACCCGGGCATTCTGAAGTTCGTGCCGATGTCGAGTTGGAACGGTCGCCTCCGCATCCAGAAGCCGAATGGCACGATGAAACCGAGCGCGTTCCGCGTGAAGCAGATGCCATCGGTGTTGCTCTACCGCCGCGGCGAACACTTCGACCATCGCAAGTTCCTCGATGAGGACACGATCTGCTGGGGCAACAACAGCGCGACCAAGGACTCGCTCGGCATCAAGGGCAAACGCTCCGTCATGCTCGTGGCGCTCCGGCTCCTGCACTATCTCGGGTTCCGCACCGTCTACCTGGTGGGCGCGGACTTCAAGATGGACGACGACCGCAAGTACGCCTTCGACGAGTCCCGCACCAACGCCGCCATCCGTCACAACAACGTGCTCTATGAATCGCTGAACCAGCGCTTCGAAGCGATGCGCGACTACTTCAAGCGATCGCAGTTCACCGTTGTCAACTGCACTCCGAACAGTGGCCTCACCGCGTTCGAGCACATGCCGTTCAATGATGCGGTCCGGAAGGCGTCGGCGGAGTGCGGCAAGCAGGTGAATACGAAGGGCTGGTACTCATGA